GCAGAAAGAAATGAAACTTACATTTTTTGAGTATTTGAAGTATCATCCTAAAGATTATGACCACTCAAAAGAGTCTTAAAACTTGCCTCCGTTATCCTGGTGGTAAGTCCCGTGCTTGTGAAAAGATGGGATCTTTCTTTCCAGACCTTCGTAACTATGATGAGTTCCGTGAACCATTTCTTGGTGGCGGAAGTGTTGCAATTTACATCACAAAAAAATATCCCAGCCTAGATATTTGGGTAAATGATTTATACGAACCTCTTGTAAACTTCTGGCAGCAACTCCAGATGTTTGGGAATGATTTAAAAAACGAGTTGGTTGATTGCAAACTCGCTTACAGCACTCCTGAACTCGCTAGAGAACTTTTCCTCAAGTCAAAGGAGCACATTAATGACCAAACTCTATCAAGTCTCAATCGTGCTGTGGCTTTTTATGTTGTCAATAAGTGCTCTTTTTCTGGTCTCACAGAGAGTTCATCATTTTCTCAACAAGCCTCCATCTCCAACTTCAGTTTGCGAGGGATCGAAAAACTGCCTGCGTATTCTAAACTGATAGAGCATTGGCGTATAACTAACTATTCCTACGACTATTTGTTGGATGGAAATATGGGTGCTTTTGTGTATCTCGATCCTCCTTATGATATTAAGGATAATCTCTATGGGCGTAAGGGATCAATGCACAAAGGATTTGATCACGATAAGTTTGCTGCTGATTGCGATGCTTGTTATATGCACCAACTAATAAGTTACAACTCAGATCAACTGGTTAAAGATCGCTTCAAGAACTGGAAGATGGGTGAGTTTGATCTAACTTATACGATGCGTTCGGTTGGTGAATATATGCGAGAGCAAAAAGAAAGAAAGGAACTTTTACTGTTTAATTATAATAAAGATTTGTTATGGAATTGAAGGATTGGCTTAATTCGATAAATTTCTCTAAAGAGAATTTGATTGAAGAAAATCCAAATACAATCAAAGATTATCCATCTTACATTATTAATCGTTGTTTGAGTGGACATATTGACTGTATTCTTTTCGCAAATGAAATGAATATGAATCATCATCTAGATAAAGATCTGCAATATTCATTTTATCTAAATAGTCTGAGAAAGAGGAAAAGATTTTCTCCTTGGTTGCGGAAAGATAAAATCAAAGATTTAGAATGCGTAAAACAATACTATGGATATAGTAATGAAAAAGCATCTCAAGCTTTGAGGATCTTAAATAAATCGCAAATCGATTACATAAAACAACGACTTGAAACTGGCGGAACGAAATGACTAACCAAACAATTGAACCTCAAGTAAATTGGTCTCCTGATATGATGGTTGAGGTTATTCTCAATGAACCTGATGACTTTCTAAAAGTTCGTGAGACTTTAACTCGTATTGGAGTTGCTTCTCGGAAAGAAAAGAAACTTTACCAATCTTGCCATATTTTACATAAACAGGGTAGATATTATATTACTCACTTTAAGGAACTGTTTGCTCTTGATGGGAAACATGCAAACCTCACTGTAAACGATGTTCAGCGTAGAAATCGCATTACGCAACTTCTTGCAGATTGGGGACTAATTACTGTTGTAACGCCAGATAAAATTAGAGATATTGCTCCACTGAATCAAATTAAAGTTTTACCTTATAAAGATAAGGGTGAATGGATTTTGGAGCAAAAATATAATATTGGTGCAAAGAAAAAAGTAGAAACCGAATAAATAAGTATGAGACCTTCGTGCGGTCTCTACGAAAGTCGGAACACCCTAAAAAGAGGTTCGGTTTTTTCCGTACCTCTTTTTTTCGTTTCTTGTATAATTAGTATTGGATGCCTTCGGGGTCCACAAAACACAAACTCGCTTTTAAAGGAGCTACCATAATGACTAATCTCACAAGGTATACTGCTGCGGATCTTTCTACTCTGATGGATAAGATCACTCGCAATAGTATCGGATTGGATGAATACTTTGATCGCATCTTCAGCCTTCACGAAACAACTTCTAACTATCCTCCTTATAATTTGGTTCAAGTTAGTAATGTAGAGTCACGATTGGAACTTGCACTTGCTGGTTTTAAGAAAAAAGAGGTTTATGTTTACACCCAGGATGGTAAACTCTTTATTGAGGGCCAAAAGGAAGATAAAGAAACGGAGTCCAACTACCTCCACAAAGGTTTGGCTCAACGGAGTTTTACACGTTCCTGGACGCTCAGTGACGACACGGAAGTTCGATCAGTTGATTTTGAGGATGGGCTTTTAACAATTACTCTTGGTAGGATTGTTCCAGAACATCATAGAAGAAAGGATTACCTCTAAATAAAAATAAAAATGAAAACTTTCCTCCAGTATCTTGAAGAATTAAAAGTGATTGGGTATAAAATGGCTAAACCAAATTTGGGATTGCCTAAAGGTAAAGCATATGCAAAAAGATCACCCTCAAGTGCTGGCGGTGATGGTGGCGATGGTGGTGAATAAATATAATTGAATATCGTCGGCGCTAAGCCACGGAGGGGATACTGGCAAAATCCAGTTGACTCCCCTCTTTTTTTCTGCTAAAATAAATATGATTCGGGAAAAACTATGACTGTTAAACTTGTTCTTTTAAAGTCTGGAGAAGATGTAATTGCAGACGTTAAAGAAATGATCGTTGATGAAAAAGTAGTTGGTTATTTCTTTAATAAACCTTGTGTTGTAAAGTTTAAGAATACTCCAGAAGTAACTATCGATGGAAAGGCTTCTGTAAATGTTGATATTGTCCCTTGGATTGCTCTGAGTAAGGACAGACAAATTCCAGTTACAGCTGATTGGATTATTACGATTGTTGAACCAATCGAAAGTCTTGTAGAAATGTATGTAAACAATGTGTTAAATTATGAAAACGATCAAAGTATTAGTTCTAAACAATAATCAAGTTCTTATTTCTCAAATTGAAGAAGTTGGATCTGAATTGGGAGAACCAGATTGTAAACTAATTGAACCATATCTAATAGTTTCTGGTACGGTTGGTGGACTGGGAGCTACGATTGAACCATGGTTGATGGAGTATACCGTCCAAAATAATTTTATGATAAGTTCTGATAAGATTTTGACTATTATCGAACCTAAAGCAATGCTTCTTGAAAAATATCAGTCTGCAACTAAATGAGATTTTATACTAACGTGCAAATGATCGGTAATCAATTCCTTGTTAGAGGATTTGATAACGGAAAACATGTGATGTTCAAAGAGGAGTACATTCCAACTTTGTTTGTACCTTCTAAAAAGAAAACCAAATATAAAACTCTTGATGGAGAGCACGTTGAACCAATTCAACCAGGATTTGTAAGAGACTGTAGAGAATTTTATAAAAAGTACGAGGATGTAGATGGGTTTCGTATTTACGGCAATGATAGGTACATTGCTCAGTATATCTCAGACAAATATCCAGAAGATGAAATTCAATTTGATATTTCAAAAATTAAACTAACTACTATTGATATTGAGGTGGCAGCAGAACAAGGATTTCCAGATACAGAATCTTGCTGCGAAGAAATTCTCACTATCACAATCCAAGACTATACCACCAAAGAAATTGTAACCTGGGGCATTCATCCATTTGTAAACAAGCAAAAAAACGTTAAGTATATTCAGTGTAATACTGAGCATCAACTTTTGAGTAACTTTATTAACTATTGGGATGCAAATATTCCAGAAGTAATTACTGGGTGGAATATTCAAATGTATGACGTTCCTTATATTTGTGGGCGTTTGAGTAGAGTTCTTGGAGAACGTCAAATGAAAAGATTTTCTCCTTGGGGTTTGGTTACTCAAGATGAAATTTTTGTGAATGGTAGAAAGCAAATTGTCTATGACGTTGGCGGAATTACTCAACTAGACTACCTCGATCTTTATAAGAAATTCACATACACCAACCAAGAATCATATCGTCTTGATCATATTGCAAATGTGGAGTTAGGTCAGAAAAAACTTGACCACTCTGAGTTTGATACGTTTAAAGATTTTTATACTCAAAACTGGCAGAAGTTTGTGGAGTACAACATCGTTGACGTAGAACTTGTTGACCGTTTGGAAGACAAGATGAAATTGATCGAACTTGCAATTACTATGGCGTATGACGCTAAAGTAAATTATGGTGATGTATTCTACCAAGTTCGCATGTGGGATAATATTATCTACAATTATCTCAAGAAAAGAGATATTGTTATTCCGCCAAAGGAGAGGACATCTAAAGATGAAAAATATGCTGGTGCTTATGTAAAGGAACCTGTTCCTGGAAAATATGACTGGGTTGTATCTTTTGACCTTAACTCTCTATATCCGCACTTAATCATGCAGTATAACATCTCGCCAGAAACTCTTCTGGAAGAGAGGCATCCAACTGTAACTGTAGATAAAATTTTAAATCAACAAATTAATTTTGAACTCTACAAAGACTATGCTGTATGTGCTAACGGAGCAATGTTCCGCAAGGATGTGCGTGGATTCCTTCCAGAATTGATGGAGAAAATCTATAAAGATCGCACCATTTATAAAAAGAAAATGCTTGCGGCAAAGCAAGAATATGAAAAGACTAAGGACAAGCAATTGGTTAAAGAGATTGCAAGATGCAATAACATCCAAATGGCGAGGAAGATTCAACTTAACTCTGCTTATGGTGCTATCGGTAATCAGTATTTCAGGTACTATAAACTAGCAAATGCTGAAGCAATCACTTTGTCTGGTCAAGTTTCGATTCGTTGGATTGAAGACAAGATGAATGCTTATCTGAATAAGATTCTTAAAACGGATGGTGAAGATTATGTTATTGCTTCAGATACTGACTCCATTTATCTTAATATGGGTCCTCTGGTTGAAACTGTATTCAAAGGAAGAGAGAAAACTTCTCAAAGCATTGTTTCGTTCCTTGATAAGGTCTGTACGGTGGAACTTGAAAAGTATATTGAAGGTTGCTACCAAGAACTGGCGACCTATGTGAATGCATATGACCAGAAGATGCAGATGAAGCGTGAGAATATTGCTGATCGTGGTATTTGGACTGCAAAGAAGCGATATATTCTTAACGTTTGGGATAGTGAAGGTGTTCGTTATGAAGAACCTAAAC